AACCAATTCGTTAGCAATAACTGTAGGCATAACACGTCTGATTACTGGAAGAATCACACGGTTAAGTGTAGCAATGTTACCAGAACCAGTTGCACCAGCGGTGGCTGTTTCTGAAATAAGTTGCTTCTTGGTGTTTTCTAGTACAACACCCATAGTTGAACGACGAGAACCATTCAAACCTTCTAGGAGGGCTTCCTTGGTCTCATCCCAACGGCTTTCTAGTAGATCTTGTGACATTTAAGTCTCCTTCCTTTTTCTTAAAGCCCTGCTAGGCGTTTGAGAGCGATAACGTTGCTGTCTTCGGCAACTTTTTCGTCTGTTACAACCTTCGCAGATTTATCACCAGTAACTTCAGTTCTTGATTCAGCAATTACTTTCTTTTCAGTTTTTGCTTTACCTTCGCTTAACACTGCTGGTAGATATTTTTCAAAAGCGTTTTCTAAACGGGATGTATTAACGCTTTCAAGTAAGTTCATCATGATATCACGCTTCTCTTCATTTAGAGGTGCGCAAAGATCTTCCAGCTTGCTCTTGCGAGTGTTGCTTTCAGTAATCATGCGAATTTCTTTCTCTTTGCTCTCAACAAGTACTTTTGCTTGTTCTTGAGCTTCAATGGACTCAGCCAATTGACGATCTTTTTGTTCAATTGCTTGCATAAGTTTGCGAACTTCTGCGTTCTCATTTAAATGAGTTGCACCAAATTCACTTGCAAATGCTTCAAAGATACGGCGACCAAAGTTGTTTTCTCTAGCCTCTTTGATATCTTCACGCAATGAACCAAGCTCATCTTTAAGATGCTTGCTTACACTCTGGCTCATCTTCCTAGCACTTTCGCTAACGAACTTGCTCTTTAATGATTCGAGTTGATCACGTGCTTGTGAAACAATCTTGACTCGTGTTTCCACTAGGTCCTTCTTGTCTTCAGCAAACTCTTTGATCTCTTCTGCCAGCGCACCAACAACAAACTGCTCTAATTTTTCAAAGCCTTCTGTCTGTGCCTTACGGTCTTTACGAAGTTCTGTTAGTTCTTCAGCCAACTTTGATACCATGAAATTGTCAAACTTGTTGGCGCTTTCTTTCATTGTTGTTTGGAACTTAACACGATCTTCTGCCAGTGCTTGCTTTTCTGCTGAAACAGCTTCAAGCTCGCTCTGTAGACCTTCTGTAACCATGCGATCTAGGGCTTCAACCATTGTTGATTTGTCATGCTCATAGCGTTGTGCGAACTCTTCACGTAGTTCTGCACGAATCGTCTCACGAGTCTCGTTCAACTTGCTTTCCCATTGTTCTGAGATTGCTTCACGAGTTTCTTCATTGATCAGATCGCTATCCAATAATGGTTTGATAGCATCTAGCATGCTTTTCTCCTAAATCTTGAGATCCTTGATTAAACGAGTAACCTCGTCCTTCAAGTATCTTTGCACTTTGCTGTCCGTCCCAGCTTCCCTAGCAATTTCTAGCACAGCATGACCATATTTCATGTTCATGAGTCCTTCGTAAATGGCCTTAGGATACGCATTAGGCGCACTGGGTTGGGCAACTACATCGACAGTGACAATTTCAAAGTCACTGACATGTCCTGTATGTGGATCAACGTTTCCGCTTCCACGACTGCTTACTCCTAGCTTAACTTTAGCTTGGAGCATGGTTTTAACAAGCTCTCCCATTGGAGTAGGGAGAATCTTTAGCTTGCCGTAACCATTGGGACCATCCATCCACATGTTAGTAATCATGTGACAAACACGGTCCAGGTTAATTTTGAGGTCATCTGGATGATCGACTTCACCAAGTACACTATTACCTGATTTGATTTGCTCATTGAGCGTTTCAACAGCGTTTTTAATTTCGCTTACAGGATAGATACGTTCATTGGCGTTTTTAACATCACCTTGAATGCAGATGCCTTCCATATAGAGATTCTTACCCTCAGCATCTTCGGTGAGCACAATTTGTGCTGTGTCGAAGGTAAGATTCTCTCTTAGGTAATGAGCCATACCTGACTTCCTCTATTAAGAGCCTACAGGGCTCTTGGTGTTTACGCCACTAGCTTGCGCTGTAGTTGGCTTAGGTGCTGCCTTCATGTCAGGCTGTGTAGTACCACCCATGTCTTGTGCTGATGGAGCAGTACGACCTTTTTCTTCACCGCCTGTTTCACTTACTGGCTTAGCTTCTGCACCTTTAGCTCCAGAATCTACTGCGTAAGCACTTTTAGTGTTTACACCGCCTTCCTCGCTGTTAGTTGCTTTTACTGCTGTAAGAGATACGGCTTCTTCAAGGCCTTCGGTTTCCATTTCCATATCCATGGTTTCGACTTCTTCTTCGTCGTCCATGTCTTCCATGTCGTCCATTTCTTCTTCGCCTTCAGCGTCTGCACCCATTAATTCTTCAAATTCAGCCATAAGCTCGTCGAGTTTATCTTCAACGCTTACAACACGATCTTCAAGATCTTCCATGTCTGCGTCTTCTTCCTCGTCGCCTTCGGCTTCCATGCTGATGCCTTCTTCTTCAGCTTCGATCTCGTCGATAAGATCTTCTGCTTGGCTTCCGCCTAGCTCTTCAATCTCTTCAATTCCTTCTTCAACTGCTTCTTCAGCAACTGCTTCTTCTTCCTCTACTACTTCTGCATCTTCTTCGACAGTGTCTTCTTCTGCCATGATGTTTTCGTAGATGTCACGGCTTTTTTCCACTACGATTTCGTGGAATAGCTCACGTGCCTTGTCTTCTTCGTCATTGATAACGAACTCAATAAGTTGTTCAAACTTGTTCATTAGAATCCTCCAAGTAATGGCTCTGTAATATATTTACACCAGACTTGCGATTTTGGTAAGATTTAATGGTAAAATGGGTAGAAAATGGTTAGGAAGTTGGCATAAGCCATACTTAATTACAGTTGAGGTGCTACAGGAGTTGCAAATTGTTGTTTTATTTGCTTAACTTCTTCCTGATATTCGTACATTCTTACGTCGTTTAATTTACGAAGTTTATTAATTTGTTTTAGTGTTAATTTTGTTTTACGCAGATCGCCAAGTTGTGGCTGACTATTATCGTCAGCTACATCTTGAAATCCTGGTTGTTCTGGTTGAAAAAATTCGTATAAGTTCATAGCAGTATTTATACTCCAGGACCTGGTGCAGCAGTAGGCGGTGCTCCCACATCTACATCAATATCAGTTGGTACGCCAGCTTCTTCGCCGCCTTCAGCCCCTTCGATGTCAAGATTTTGTCCAATATCAATGTCAGCTTCCATTTCACCTGGGTTAATACCAACACTACGCAATTCTTGACCGCTAGCAGTGTCTAACTCAGGCTCGCCTCGTTCCTCAATCCAAAACTTGCTATTTTCTGACATTTCTTCATCAGTAAGTCCAAGATATCTTTTCATCAAGAATCTCTTGCTCATATATGGCAATGGTTCTAAACTAGTAAATGCTTGCATCCTCGTGGTATCAAGTTCGGCTTGACGATAACTGGCAAAGTTTTGTGGAGGCGTAAATGTTAAGTCAAACAAGGCACTGTCAAGGTTAAATCCTCTCCAACGCATAAACATTTTAAACTCATCATTGAGCTTCTCAATAACTTGTCGTTGCAAACGCTCGCAATATTGATTGAATCTGTATTCCTGGATAAGTGCTGTACCTACCCGCCCATCGTTAAGTGGTTGTGAACTTTCGTCTGGTCCAGTTGGCAAATAACTGCTTGGAACCCGTAAACCACGAGCAAGTTTGTTGTTGAAGTATCTGAGGTCGTCAATTTGTCCTAGGTTCTCACCTCCTGGTAATGTTTCTACTTTTGACCCTCTACCTTCTGCTGTGGTTGGGAAGAAGTAATCTTCGTTGATGCTCAATGGATTATATGTCGAATCCATTACATTTGTGCTACCGCCTGTTTGGCTTGGAATACGTCTTTGGTGTACTTCGTTCTTTACACGCTCTACAAACTGCATGGCAAGATGGCTGGGCATGTTACCTACATCAATGTAGAATACACGTCTTTCAGGAGCACGTTGTACCCTGTAGATTAGGATAGCATCTTCTAGCAGTTCCTTTTGCTTGAATACTTTGAAAATCATTTCAAGGATGCTCTGTCCAAATGGCCAGTAGTAGTCTAATCCTTCACTGAGGCTTAAATGAACCACATGCTGTGCATCAATTACAGTTTCTTTTTGTGTGGTCTGGAATCGGCTCTGCCCGCCTGAATCAGGTGCATTAGGTGTGGTATAGTTAAATGGTGTAATACCGCCGCCACCTGGTGGGTTGGTGTTGTAGTCGCTTGTGGTTTTAGCAGCTACAGTTAGATTCTGGAAGTTAGGGTTGATGTCTTGTATAACATACTGCTCAGGACGTTTACCTTCGTTTTCGTTAACAATCACTCTGCGTACCTTGGTCATGTCAACCCAATATAATTCAAATGTTTCTGGATCTCTCACAAAAACTTGATCACCGTACTTGAGTGTGTTTCTAAACAGTTTAAAAATACGCTTGTCTAATTCGTTAAGTTTTACCCAGTTTTGTAGTTGTTTCTTGATAATTTCAACTTCGTGATTGGTTGGTGTATCTCTAAATTTAACTTCAAAGGGTGTGTCGTTGCTACTTTGTTGTGTAGAAAATTCACTGATAATATCCAAGCAGGCATTTACTTCGCTGTCGCAATCCATATTTTCATATTGGTTGTATCGTTCAACACGGTTTGGGTGTCCTGAATAAACTTCCGGGAGATTGCTAGCCCAGTTTCTAAAACCAAACTCTCCGCCGCCAGAACCAGGACCATAGTTAGGTCCGCGATTTGCGCCGCCTGATATTGGACTCATCATTCCTGATGTGTCTGCTACTTTAAAATATTTTTTCCAACCTGCCATAGATGTATTTACCGTTAGCTCATTTGATAGCGAACATTCTGCACACTAGCATCGGCGCCTCTACGGGTGTTGTCAGCAATCGTTTGCATGGTTCTTTGCATACTTTCTAGTGCTGGTAACAACGGTGCTTGACTGTTCATAGCCTGTGTTGCGGCTTCATTTTGAGTAGATGATAGGGTTGCTACAGCTCTTTCAAGTAACTGTTGTGGGTTGATATCTGCTCTTTGTGCATAAGCGGTATTCGCTGGTCCGCCTATGTTTGGTCCTATAGTGTTAAATTGATCAGCAATGGTTCGGATTTGATTGCTAACCTTTTGAAACATTGGATCAACGCTACCGTTATAAGATACGGTCTGCGGAGATGGTTGATTTCCAGCTGGTATCAGCGGAATCTGAATTGGTACTGGATTTGAGGTTGGGTTGTTTACAGCAACCTGAATTGGTGATCCGTCGGGCGTCAACGGTGTAGCTTTTGCA